ATTCCTTTGGAAATGCAACAAGTTTCTTTTTTTCAACCATAAGCACAATGTCAATATCAGCATGGTCAAATATTAGTAAGTCTCCATTAAGAGCTTTACGAATATTCATTTCAAACTTTGTTGTTCTTTCGTTTGGGTTGTTTATTTTAATACTAATTGGTGGTGGCACAATATTTATCTCTGTGTCACCTTGAATACGTACATCTAAGTCTCTTTCCTCAGGTTCAGTTTTTACATCAATACCAGTGGGTTTTAAAATATCAATTCCAATATCTTCGTTTAATATGTCTGTGATAATGTCTTGTGGCTTTTTATACATCTTATTTGATCTCCGATAATAATTGTTGAATATGAAAAATATCTTTAACTATTTCTTCAGTCAAAGGTTTCTTCTTAAAATCTTCAAGTTTTTCTTTAACTAGTTTTATTTTATCAGACCATTGCCCTTCACTTAAATTTTCGCACTGTTCTTTTAACCTACCAATTTCTTCATTCATAAACATTTTGAGACCTAAGCCATTATCTGAAAAAGAAGTAATAAAGTTGGTTAAAAGTTCTCTTTGTTCTTTTAAGAGAGTTTCTTTATATGTGTCATTAAATTTAGAAACAAATGTTTTATATGTAAGTACATCAACTGTTTTTAAATTATCCTCTTTAATCGCTTGAGGATGCGAAATAACAAGCGTTTTGACCCTTTCTTCTATCAACAGACGGGTCTTTGCTTTAAGGCCATTAGAATTAAAATACTGGCCGACGGTTGCAATAGATTTATAGTTAGGAATAAAATTGCCAAATGCCTCTGGGAAGTTTTGATTAAACTCTTTAATTAAATTGGTTTGCTCGTTAAAGATTTCTTTTCTATCAAGAGTATCCCAATCTTCTTTTACTTCTTTCATGTAACGGAGTCCAAGAGATTCTTCTAATCTTTGGGGTTCCATTAGTTGTTTGTACAATTGAAGATCGTTGTAAAGAGGCTTTCCTTTTGAGAAGTACCTTTTAAGTGTCTCAACGATTTGTTTTTTCTTTTGAAGCTCTCCTCTTACAACTGCTTTTGTCATTTCTTTGATTAGGCATTCGTAAAGAAAAGCGGTATTTCTTTTCTTATTATGTTTCATCGATTGATTCCTTTTTGTTTAATGATTCAATAAGCATCTCAACTTCGCGAGATACGGTTTCTAGTTTTTGTTCTTCTTCTAAATAACCACCAGATGCTTGAGACAATGAGTATTCGTTTCCAATATAACCTTTGTAAATATTGCGCCCTGTAGGTCTTGCTGTCTCAATTCCTGTTGAGCCGAGCATGGATTTCTTCATACCGCCCTTATCATAAGATGATTGGTGTGATTTATATGGACCACGTTTAGATGGGACATCCACATAGGGTGGTGAATCATCACGTTTCGCAGAGGGTTCGGCGAGCAGATCAGTGTCACCCCCTTCATCGCCGCCGACATCTCCTCCGCCGGTGTCTCCACCGCCAAGGTCACCTCCACCGAGGTCACCTCCTAAATCATCACCTCCACCGAGGTCATCTCCACCTCCACCGAGATCTCCGAGTCCACCAGCAAGACCACCGCCTCCACCAGCATCTTCTCCTGCTTCTCCACCTTGAGTAGCAGCTTCAAGTTTAGCTCCAAACTTTTTATCAAAAAACATTTCTCTTTGATTTCTAAGGAATTCATCTTCTGATAAGCCAAACATGTTTTCAGCGATCCAACGTTTTGAAAAGTAACCTTCAGTTGCATTACCAGCAACAGAAAACTTTTTATCCCAGTGTTCAAGTTCTTGTAGTTCAGCAATTTTAGATGGATTATTTAGTTGTAATTTAAATGTTAATAAATCATCGTTTCTATAGCCAAGAGTATAAAGATGAATAATTCCAATCTTTTCAAGCTCTGCTATAGCTACACGTTGTAACCTTTGTATTGTTCTAGCAAAGCGAATATCTTTTTGAGCTAATGTAGTTTTATCTTCAGAAGCACCTTCACCCATTGTCAAGTAAGATTGTGGTATCTTTAGAGCAGCAAACAACTTATCTCTAAGGTACTTAACATCATCAATACCACCGTTGTAAGCAGCACCGGGAAGACTTGTGATATCTGTTGACGATTGTCCTCCACGAATTGGAATATAGTAATCTTCCTCAATAGACAAAGGATTATAGCGTAAATCAACACGACCTGTTGATGGATCAACAACAGAATGTCTTTTTAATTGTGTCATTACTTTCTGCATATATTGCTCTACTTCTTGAGGAGGTATACCACCAACGTCAATTTTAAACAAACGACGTTCAGGGGCACGAACAATTCTATATGCCATCATGGCATCTTCTAAAAGAATAAGTTGACGGTGAATGCGTCTACAAGCTTCAAGGACTGATGTTCCATATGGAGCATGCTTATCATTACCAAGGATTCTGAAGTGGGCTACTTGCCAATTCTCCAGAGTTAGTCCTGCTGTATTCCACTGGTACTGAACGTAATTTGGATTACTTTGATCCTCTCCCTCAAGACGCTCGATTTCTCTCGTTGGAAGCCCGATAGCAGATCGGATTCCCATATCTTCATCAATATCAAGATAGAGAAAAAAGTCACCGTACTTACACATTGTTCTAGCCCAACCGAAAAGGTTGTGTTCAATGTTTAAAACATTGTGATATAAATTATGGAGGATGTGTTTGATTTCTTCGTTCGCACATTTGATGTTAAGCATTGGGCGAAGTGCAGTATGAGTTGTCATCTCATCAGCGTATATATCTAAA